AGTTTTTACGAGGTGAGATAGAAGAAAAAGATTTGAAGATGAGACAAAAGTATAGTGATGATAGTGATTACATTATGAAGTGGTGGAAACCAAAGGCTATCAAAAGATATTCTAAGTTATTTGATGAAGGTAGACTAAAGCCTGAGAAGTTATTCTACGGAGATATCGTAGGTAAGACTTGGGAAGAAACCAAAGAAATGTATTTAAGTGAGGTAGGTAGATGAGAAAAGTATTTTTAGATTGTGGCGCACACAAAGCAACTTCCATCAAGAAGTTCAGAGAAGAGTATCCTAATTCAGGAGACTATGAAATTATTTCATTTGAATGTAATCCAAAATTTAAATCTATATTAGAAAATACAGATGGAATAACATTTCACAATAAGGCTGTTTGGATTAAAGATGGTATAGAAAAATTTTACATTGGACATGGAGCATCTTCTTCTTTGATACACGGAAAAACTCGTGGTAATTTAGATTTTGATAATCCGATTGAAGTGGATTGTATAGATTTAAGTAAATGGATTACAGAAAATTTTGATAAAGATGATTACATAATTTTAAAGATGGATGTTGAAGGTGCTGAATATAATGTGTTAGAAAAGATGATTGATGAGGGTACTATAAATTATGTTGATAAACTCTATGTAGAGTTTCATGGAATGCGTGTCTTTAAGACAAGAGAAGATACAAAAAAAATTAGAACCGAAATTAGAGGTCGTGGTATACCAGTACATAATTGGGATGCTACGGCAAAGAAACCAATATTAGCAATTAACGAATAGGAAATAAAATGGAAACAACTATGACACCAACAAAAATTAGAAAAAATGGTAATACAAAGATAGTAGATATGAAAAGTGGATTTCGTGATAAAGTAACTAAGGTAAACTCTTATGAAGTAGGAGTCAAACCAGATCGAAGGGGTAATGGAATGACAAATAATTTATCAAATGAAATAAAAAGAATTATCATCTATTCAGCTGATGATAAAAACTTAATAAGTTTTTTAGAAAAAACACATTCTGAATTATCTAGGTCACAATCTAAATTAACAGTTCCATTCCAAATGGATTTAACTGATGATTCTGTAAAAGAAATTTATAAATACTATGACAGTCCAAATACAGCAAAAAATATTGTGGATGAAATTGGACATAGGATTTATATAGTAAGACCTCTTGAACAAACATCAGCTCAAAGACAAACTGGCGCATACCAACAAACTCAATTGTTTGATACTTTAGAAGGAAACACACTTCCAAATGCTGACATCGTTATTAGGATTGATAAACCATTTAATGGCATCACTTATTGTTACGATGGGCAGCATGGTACTCTTACTTCTAAAGATGCTGAAAGTAAAACATTTTACTTAGCTGATACTATTGATGAATTAAATAAAAAAGAAACAGAAAGTTACGATTTTACTTATTCTCCAATTTGGACAGATGTTGATAAATTTAGAAAACAATGGAATGAAGAAACATTCACACTTAAAGACCTATGCTCTTTCAGTAGTGTAATAAGAAACGCAGTTGAATCTGATCAGAAGAGAGTTTTAGTAGGTCAAGTACATTTTACTGATGGTCAGGGAGCATCACAATTAATCCGTAAAAGAAATGAACACATTTCATCTCACTCTAATTCTCAAAGGACAAAATCTGAATGTAATGGTACTAAAATTAATGATGTGTTATATGATAGAGAATATGAAATAAATGAACCTAATGAGGGTGTTTTTCCTGTCACATTTACTAACAATTCATACGCTTTATCAGAAATAATTCCTAAAATTGAATTGTTCAATCAAACCGGTTTGAAAAGGTTTCCAAGTGGAACTATTCCTAAAAAATTCTTTTACAATCTTCGTAGTAAAAATTACGAACTTATGAACTATGATCAATACTTGGTTTTTTTCTATAATACATTTTTATCTTTTATAGAAAAGGACAGTGACACAGGAACCTACATCTTCAAAAAACCATCTATGAGTATTAATAGCTTACGAAACAATGTTAGTGATTTTAGTTTAGGTGATTTTTGGGCAACATACAGTATTAAGCCTAATGTAGTTGATAAGTGGGTTTCTGTATTTAAATCATTAGAATTTGAAGAGGATGAGTTGTTCAATGTAGTTCAAGATTTGATTCATATCGCAAATCATTCTACAAAGAAAACTTTTACAAAAAAACTATCTGAGTTGAACAATTTGATAAAGCATTGGGCAGATGGTTATAATTCAGATATGAAACAAATACTGAAAGATGCAAATTTAGATGATGAAAAAATGCTTACTGATGCTAAAAGGGCGGAATATAAATCTTTAAAAGACGATAGGGAGCGTATAAAGAAACTACTATTTAACACAAAAGATCAATTCATAAACTTAGTTAGATTATCTATTCAAACAAAACCATCAACACAATCAATAACAAAGTGGACAGAGGGTATTATAGGTGTTATGATTAGTGGATTCAAAACTTATTATGAGGGTAACTCATCTTTGTTTTTAGGGGGCTCTACCGGCACACTTCATAGGTTTAATAATATAGATAAAGTTTTCTTAAACAAAGCTTTTGTAGATAAAGTAAAAGAAGAAACTACATCATCTGATACAAGTCTTTGGTCTCGTAGCGAAGGTAAAAAGTATCTAGATATTTTGGGATTTGAAGGAATAAATTTGTATTATTGTCACCATTCCAAAGGATATGTTACAATCGAAAATTTTGAAAGTCATCACTTGTCCTTTCGCAGTAAGAATCCTCAGAAAAAATTTGAATTTTGGTTTCCTCTCTCTTCAAAGTACAATAACTATATTAGTGACGATGAAGAAAAAAACATCGTTAATGATGGTGGAAATTTTATAGATGCTTGTAAGTTTATGTTAAAGCAATCTGAAACTGAGAGAGATCTTACAGATGATGACAATTTGTACGATATCTATGAGGATAATATTTCTACTTTTAAAAAGTGGATTCGTAAAGCAGAAAGACATTTAGGAGTTTAAGTATGGGAATACATTTTGACTATGGTGATGGTGATATCGAGTATAAATTTCGAGCTCTTATTTATCCAAACATAACTTTACAAAGTGACTTTTCTAAAGATAGTTATTATATTATAATGTCTAAGATATTAAAGGAATTGACAAAAATAAGGTTTGATACTTTTTTTACTGTTTTAACTCCTGAAAAAATGCCAGGCTTCCAATATGATAATACGGAACAAATAATATATAAACAGCCATCTTATCCAAATAAAATGAGACAAGACTTTCAAACGGAGCAGTTAGATAAGATAATAGACTATAAAAAGAATGATTGGGATTTTGTTTATTGTTATTTACCAGAACATGCGGAACGACTTGATAATTATTTTAAGAATCTAACCAATTGTAGACCTGTTATATTTGGTTATAGTGCTTATATAGAAATTCCAGCAACAACAAAATATGAAGCTAATTTATTGTATAGTCATTATGCTGGATTAATTAAAATGAATAGTTGTGGTGTAAACTCTCAAGCAGTAAAAGACACTATTATGGAACACGCACCAAGTTGTTTACCCAAAGATGATGTTAAAAAACTAGAAAGTATTTTACAACCATTACCTAGAGGCTGGGATAATGTGGAAGGGAAACGAAAGAAACCACAAACAGACCCTAAAGTAATTGTGTGGAATCATAGGCCAAATACTTACAAAGGTTATGGTTGGTTTTTGAAACAGATGGATGAACTATGGGAACAAAGAAAAGATTTTAAAGTGTGGGTGCCGCTTTCATATACAGTAGAGAGAGAATATATTTACAATAAAAAGTTTGATAGACAAGGATACTTTACAGAATTATCTAAGTGTTGGGTTGGCGTGTGTGGTCAATCACTTCATACAGGTTGGGCTAATTCTGCTTCTGATGGTATGGCGGTTGGTGTACCTTATATCTTTTATGATGCTGATTACTATGAACAATATGCTAAAGATGCTGGTATATATTTTAAAAAAGATGATGAATTTATGAACGAAGTGAATAAAATATTGGATGATAAAACACATAGAAATGAATATTCTACTAAATGTAAAAAATTAGGAAAAGAAAATACTTGGAAAAGTGTAACACCACAATATAATGAACACTTTCTATTAGCAGAAAAAGAATTAAGAATGGTAAAAGAAACAACAGATGGGTATAAAAGAATATTGAATTACATTCATAAAAAAGAACAGGTAACTAAAGAACATCTATTAGATTATCTTGGTTGGGGTAGAGGAATACCTTTTGATATCTATAGAAATAGACTTAGAGAAGAGCCAACAATTAAATTAACAAAAATCGGTTATGAGGTTAGATAAATGAAACAACTTACAGAACAACAAATAGTAGAGAATTGGAATAAGTTAATACAACTTATAGAAGATACCTTTTCAGGTGAAAGAAAAGAGAAACTCTTAGAGATGTATAAATACTTTGAGGATAGAATGTCAGTAGCACCAGCTAGTGGAAAAGCCGCATATCATAATGCTATGGTAGGTGGGTATGTAGAGCATGTATTGCATGTAACTGAACTAGCTCTTCAAATTAAAGAGTTGTGGAAGTCTAATGGCGCCACCATCAACTTCACCGATGAAGAACTTATCTTCGCTGCTTTACATCACGACTTAGGTAAGGTTGGTGACTTAGATAAAGATTATTATATACCACAAGACTCCGAATGGCATCGTAAGAATAGAGGTGAAATATTTAAACATAATCCTGATCTTCAATACATGACCGTTACCGATAGAGCAATTTATCTTCTTAATCATTTCGGTATCCAAATGTCTCAATGGGAGTATATCGGATTACGTTTAACTGATGGTTTATATGAGGAAGCAAATAAATCTTATTACATATCTTACAATCCTGATTGGAGTTTAAAAAGTAATATAGCGTATATACTTCACCAAGCGGATTCTATGGCAACACACATCGAAGGTGACGAATGGAAACGAGCAGATGAAGAATTTAATACTAATCTAACTACCAATATGAAAAAAGCAGTAGAACCAAAAACTGAAACTAAACAACCATCACCTAAATTAAGTGAAAAGTCACAAGATTTATTTGATGAACTTTTTGGAGATAAAAAATGATTCTGGAAATAAGTCTTGTATTTATGGTCCTTTTATTTGTAATTTCCAGTTATATAATATGGAACTTAAATAAAAAGTTAGAATTATTAGAAGGTTGGGTAGAACAATTTATACAAGTAATAGATAGAGTAAATAGGGATTTGAAACAAGCAGATTACAGAGGTTCATTTGAATCAGATGATGAAGTGGGTTTCATATTCAAAGAAATTAAAAACACAATAAAACAACTAGATAGGTTTAGAGGAGAAGAACAATAATGCCATCAGCACAAGTATCAGGTTCATCAGTTAAGAAAACTCGTAAGAGAAAAAAGAAAAAGAAAAATTATTACTTTCACGAAGGTACTGAGAAAGCAATAATCAGATATAATAATAGTGATGATCCAGTCTTAAAGAATAAGATATATAATGAACATATTAAATTTGCTTTTGATAAATTAGCAGAAAATATAATTCATACATTTAAATTTTACTACTTTGATTCTGGTTCAGAAGAAGTAAAAAATGAAGTGGTTTCTTTCTTAGTTATGAATATGCACAAATTCAAAGAAGGTAAGGGAAAAGCTTTTTCATACTTTAGTATTGTAGCTAAAAACTATCTGATTCTTAACAATAATAAGAATTATAAGATGGGTAAAATTCATCACAAAATAGATGTATTAGATTATAAAAGAAATATTATAGGCGAAGTTAGTGGTAGAGATAGAGATGAAGTTAATAATCTTTTTGTAGATGAATTAATCAGATTTTGGGAACACAACTTACCAGCAGTATTTAGAAGAGAAAAAGATATTAAGATAGCTGACTCTGTATTACATATGTTTAGAATGAAAGAGAATATCGAAAACTTCAACAAAAAAGCACTTTACATTCTCATCCGAGAAATGACAGGTGCTAACACACAACACATCACAAGAATAGTAAATGTAATGAAGAAATATAATAAAAGATTGATTACCGAATTTGAAAGAGATGGTGCTGTTGATTTATCTTATACCGGCTCTTTAATTAGAGAATAAAAAAAAGGGGAGTTTTCACTCCCCTTTTCTGTTTCCGAACTACTTACGGAACAAACCCACCAACACCAACAACGCGACGAGTCCAGCGAAACCAGATTCGCCGAATGTGTTTATGATTGATGTCAGGTTACCAATAACGTTGACGCCAAAGACACCACTTCCAAAAATTACTTCGGATATAGCACCGATAGCTACAAAAGACATCATAAGATGAGCTAAATCATCTATGTAGCCTTTTACCATTGTTATTATTTCCTTCATGTTTATTCTCCATTAGTTAACAAAAAAGGGAGTTTCACCCTAATTATAAATATCATATATATTAATCAAAAGTTAAATTTGAAGATATTTATATATGTAACAAATCCCTAACATAAAAGAGGTATAATAATGGCTAACGATTACGAAATATTTGAGGGTAAGTCATTATCTGATTTATTCAAAGATATATACGATAATACGACAAGAAATAAAGAACAACTAGAAGTCTTAATGAAAGAAGTTGTTGGTTTTATAAAAGATGGTGATACTGCAGTACAGATAATTCCTATGTTGAAAGAGTATTTAGAAATCAATGTAAAAAATGATGACCAATTAGTTAAAGTAGCTGCTATTGTTCAGAGAATGATTGCTAATGAAGGCAAAGGTGGTTCAACTGAAGAGTTTGGTTTAAGTGATGCAGAAAAAGAACAGTTGATGTCAGCTGTTGAGGATGTAGCAAATGATGTACAAAAACATTCAGATAAACTGTCAGGAAGTTTGGAGAGTTAAATGAGACCAGGTTACATAAGAAAAATAAAAGACATAGACAGAGGTGATAGTGATGGAGGATTTATTAATAAAAATCAAGCATTAGATTTAATAGAAGAATATACTCGAAGTCACGAATTTTATGGTATAGAACCCGCATTAGTATTAAATACATATTTAGATGCGGAAGCTGGTAATTATCCAAAAATTGTAAATGATGATGGAAGTGAAATTCCAGATTGGAGTGCTTATGGTTCAGTACAAGTTAGGTTGTTATATTCACAGCCAGGAATAAATCAAGTCTACCCATCATTAATTGCTCCAATACATCCTCATGTGGTAACATATCCAATGCCAGGAGAAATAGTAAATGTAGCAGAATATGATGGTAGACTTTTTTATCACAATCCGCTTGGCAGAAACAATAATATTAACTCAAATCAAAAAATACCAAAATCAAGTGCAATTAAAAATGATACAATAAAATATAACAGAAAAGTTTATGCTGAACCAGGAGACACTTTATTTCAAGGAAGATTTGGACAAACTATTCATTTTGGAAGTGATAAAAATAATACTAAACCAAATATAAAAATATCAGTAGGTCAAGGTTATAACAGTCAATTAAATCAAATGAAAGCAGTCAATCAGAAATTTGTACATTTAGAAAAGATAAATGATGATGAAGCAAGTATTTATATAACTACCAATGAAAATGTAGGATTAAGAACTGCTTCACACATGCAATCTAAAAGTGCATTTCCAATGGGTACCAGTAAAACTTCTATACATTCATTGATAACTATGAATTCAGATTCCATATATTTAAATGCAAAACATAATAAATTAAATGAAGATACTGGAAATGTAGAAAAAAATGGTAGAATTCAAATGTTTGCCACAAAGGGTGTTAATATATCAGCACAAGACAATATTACTTTAGAAACACAACGTGGAAATATTTATCTTGGAAATAGATTTGGAAATAATCCAATGGTTAAAGGTCAAGAGTTAAAAGCTTTACTTCGTGACTTAGTTGTTTCTATGAATACTTATGTAAGTGCTGTAGAAAGAACTTTTGAAGATGAATGGATATATGATTCCCTAAAAGATGTAAGTAGATCATTTAAAAGAAAATTGAAAAAAATAAGAGATCAGCTAAAAGCAGAATCAGATCCAAAAAAGGATCCATGTCCATTTACGAGTAAAAGATTTTTTATTGATGATGAGGATAACTGGAGTGCTCCAAATATTGATTGGGAATCTTCAGAAGAACCTCAACCTGAAATTATTCAAAATTACCGAAGATACTCTATGCATGAAAATGTACCGATACCTATTGATGAGTTTTAATACAGGAGTAAAAAATGGATGCAAATAAAACAATAAAAAATTTGACTAATCAATTTGAAAGTGTAGGCGGCGATGCTTTAAGTAATGGAGATAATATTATACAAACAATAAAAAGCTTGCCTGTATCTGATAAAGTACCACCAGAGGTTATAAAAGAATCTGAAAAGATTATGTCAGATATAGAAAAACTACTTGCCTTTATTGTTACTGTTGAAGGGTATAGAAGAAATTATGAATCAACCGTTGAGTTTGCTGAAAAGGCTAAAAAAAGATATAAGGAATTATATGATTACTATGATATAGCCTCAGGTTTAAATCCTGTTATGGCATCATTGAAAATAGCTCAACTGGCAATCATAGAAGGATTTCAAAAAACTGTAGATGGTAGTAAAAATATAGTAAAATTTATTAGAAATAAATCTTATGAATTAAGATGGGAAGCTGGAGAATTAGCTTATAATATCAAAGACGCAATTGCTGGGTTCTATCTTAAAACAAAAAACAGAAAAGAAATAGCAGAAATGAATGAATGGTTTGAAGAAACTGGAATAGAGATGGAAGGTGATCTTGAAATAGAAGAATTAGAATTCGATGATTTTAGTGATTTAGAAGAACCACCACCACCGCCACCACCAGCAGGTGATACTGATGATGAGGGATAAATTTAAAAATTATATATTTATATTAAATAGGAGTCAATTATGGCAAAATCAAGTAAACTTGCAAATCTAATTAAAGAATTAGTTAAGCAAGAGGTTAAAAAACAAGTAACTGAGATATTTATTAAAGAAGGTATAAAGTCTATGACTGAAAATGCATCTAAAAATGATGTAATGGAAGTGTTACCTCAAAGAAAACCCAAACCTAAAAAAGAAGTTACTTACACTAAAAATCCTGTATTGAATGATATTCTTAACGAAACAGCAAATGCTGGAACTGATGAATTTGATGAGTATCCTACAATGACTGGTAAACCTTTTGATAGTACAAGAATGGCTGAGGCTATAGGGTATGGTAATATGACTATTGGTGATGCTGAAAGTCGTAGAAAACAAGCTGCTATACAAACTGCACAAGCAATAGGAGCTGATACAAACAATGAAGCAGTTCAGAATGTAATGCAGGACTTAACAAAAGATTACAGAGGTGTAATGAAAGCATTAGATAAAAAAGATGGAAAAATATAATGTCTAACTTAGAAAAAGATTTAAATCCAAATACTTTTATAGGTATTAGTTTACCTTTATCGCATGGTTCAAAAGGATTTTTTGGTCAAACAAAAACTACTTTACAACAAGCACGACATAATATAAAAAATCTTTTACTAACTATGAAAGGTGAAAGATTAGGAAATCCTACTTTTGGTAGTGATTTAATGAGAGTAGTTTTTGAGCAAGATGATAATCTTATTGAGGATAAAATTGAAGAAGCTATAAGAGAAGCTATGGATAATTGGCTACCTTTTATAACATTAGCGGAAATTAAAACTGAACGTGATCATAACGCATTATCAAATAGAGTAATTGTTAAATTAAAATTTACAATGAATATGGATCAAAATGTACAATCTGTAACATTGAATTTAGGACCTGATGCTCCATTTAGTGAATATGAAGTAAGTGATGTGGATACGGGTGAATATGTTACAGATTATACATAAAATTTGGAGAGTGTAAATGCCATATAGTCAAAATAAAAAAGCAGCAAAGGAAGTTAGATATTTAAATAAAGATTTTTCTGCATTTAAAGCTAATCTAATTGAATTTGCTAAAATATATTTTCCAAATACTTATAATGATTTCAATGAATCTTCACCTGGTATGATGTTTATTGAAATGGCATCTTATGTCGGTGATGTACTTTCTTATTATATTGACAATCAATTCAAAGAAAGTTTATTATCTTTTGCAGAAGAAAAAAGAACTGTATATAATATGGCACAATCTTTTGGATATAAACCTAAATTGGGATCACCTTCTACTGGTGAATTAGAAGTATTTCAAACAGTACCTGCGATATCTTCTGGTGTAGGTGAAAATTTTACTACTAAACCTGATTTAAGATATGCTATGGAAATTAAAGGTGGGATGAGATTACAATCTACTGATGGTATAGTCTTTTCAACAGTAGAAGATTGTAATTTTAAATTTTCAAGTTCTTATGATCCAATGGATATAACAGTTTATGAAAGTGCTGATAATATACCTGTTACTTATTTATTAAAAAAATCAGTTAAAATAGAAAGTGGAGATATTGCAACAGAGTTTTTTCAATTTGGTACTGCTGTTAAATTTGATAGTGTTGCTCTTTCAAATCCAGTAGTTACTGAAATAATGAGTTGTACAGATGATGATGGTAATAGTTGGTATCCAGTTGATTATCTAGCGCAAGATACTGTATTTGAAGATATGGATAATAATACAAATAATGATCCTGATTTGGCTCAATATGCTGACCAATCACCATATTTATTAAAACTTTTAAAAACTTCTAGAAGATTTACAACTTTTATCAGAACCGATGGTAAAACAGAATTAAGATTTGGTGCTGGAATATCTGATTCGCCAGATGAAGAGATTATTCCGAATCCAAATAATGTGGGATCGTCTTTACCTGGTTCACCAAGCTATCTAAATACTGCATTTGATCCCTCCAATTTCTTAAACACTAAGACTTACGGACAAGCACCATCTAATACAACACTAGAAATAACTTATAGATATGGTGGGGGTGTAAATCATAATGTTATTTCTAATTCTATTACCAACATAATATCTTCTACTATAATTTTAAATTCAACGGGATTAAATGCTGGATTAGTTAATTCTACAAAAGCTTCACTAACAGTTAGTAATCCAGATTCGACACATGGTGGAAAAGGACCAGAAGAAATTATAGAAGTAAAAAATAACACATTAGCTTATTTTCAGGCACAACAAAGAGCGGTTACTAAAGCTGATTATATAACTAGAGTATATGCTCTACCACCTAAATATGGAAATATTGCAAAGGCTTATATAGTACAAGATTCTCAAATAGATCCTTCTACTGTTAGTGTTAAGCCTAAAAAGAAAAAAAAGAAAAGAGCTTTAGATGGAAAAGAGGTGGTGAATATAGAACCACAAAAGCCTTCAGTCATACCAAATCCGTTGGCTATGAATTTGTATGTTTTAGGATATGATGCTAACAGATTTTTAGTAAAAGTTAATCAAGCAGTTAAAGAAAACATACAAACTTACTTAACTCAGTTTAGAATGATGACCGACGCTATTAATATTAAAAATGCTTATGTGATTAATATTGGAGTTAGGTTTAATATATTAACTAAATCAGGATACAACAAAGAACAAGTAGTTTTACAGGCTATAGAAAAAGTTACATCCTTTTTTGATTCTGATAAATGGCAAATTGGTCAACCAATTGTATTGGGAGATTTAGCTTATCAGATATCTTTAGTAGATGGGGTTTCTGCAGTAGTTCCGCCTGAAGAAGAAGAGGATGATTTAGGAGCTAATAAAAAACCACCATTGATTCAAATTGTAAATAAACATTTAAAATCACAAGGATACTCTGGACATTTATATGATATAGCTGGTGCTACTAAAGAAGGAGTTGTATACCCATCAATGGATCCAAGTATATTTGAAATGAAATACCCAAATATAGATATTGAATGTCGTGTGGTGGGTGATTCTACGGGAGGAAATAGCTAATGCATTATTTTATTTTTCCAGAATCGGATACTACTTTATATTTTTCATCTGCTAGTATGAATGCTGGATTAGATGAAATACTAGAAATAAGAAAAGATATGAAGGGCGATGGTACTAATGTTAAAGCATCTCGCATACTAATGAAATTTGATTTATCGGAAATATCACAATCTATGGTTAGAAATACAATAAAAAATCCAAAATTTTATCTTAATCTTTTTGATGCTAACTCTACAGATTTAGCTACTAGTCAATCGTTATGGGCTTATCCTGTCAGTCAAAGTTGGGTGCCAGGCGATGGATTTAGTTCGGATGTTCCTGTTACAAGTGAAGGTTCAAGTTGGAATTTTAGAACAAGTATAAATGATGAAGATTATTGGAGACCTGAATCAGGTAGTGAGTCTGGTTCTTATTTTCAAGGTGGTGCTTATTATAATACCATATATGCTTCACAATCTTTGAACTATGATATTAAAGATATCAGAATGGATGTAACTCCAATTGTAAATGGTTGGTTAAATCGCACATTTCCAAATGAAGGATTTATTATTAAAAGAACTGGAAGTATAGGTGATGGGAGTGCTACTGGTTCAGGTGATGAGGGTAGTAATGACAGGTTAGGCAATTTTTCTTTCTTTTCTAGAGAAACAAATACTATATATCCACCTAAATTAGAAGTTGAATGGTCTGATGCTAAATATTCTACAGGCTCATTAAGTGCATTAGATAGTTCTGAATTAGAAGATTTAGTAATCTATATGAAAAATATCAGAGACAAATATAAGGAAAAATCAAAAGTAAAATTTAGAGTTTCAGGTAGAGGTAGATATCCTACAAAAACTTACTCTACTACATCATCACCTTTTTTAACTACAAAGTTTTTACCAATATCACAAAGTTCAGGTGATGGTTTTTACTATTCAGTTAAAGATGCAGAAACAGAAGATGTAATAATACCATTTGGAACTGGTTCACTTGTTAGTTGTGATTCATCAGGTAACTATTTTAATATGTGGTTAAACGCTTTTCAAGCAGAGAGATATTATAGATTTGAATTCAAAATGGTTAGTGGTAGCGGAACTATTGATGAGACTGTTCAATATTTTGATGATAATTTTACATTTAAAGTAGTTAGATAAAATGCCATATAGTAAAGAAGAACTAAAAGAATTACCATTCTATCAGAATTTGGTAGATGGGGATGAGCAAGATTACTTAGAGCGAAGAAGCATGATTCAAACAGAAATAGCTATTTCTGGATCTTCGTATGATGGTAATTTAATTACAAGAGATGAAAATGGAACTATACTTCTTTTTGAAAATCCCTATACAGGTAAATTATATGAAGATGAAACTACAGAGCTTTTTGTTTCAAAAATTGTAGATCAATTAAAAGATGATGATTCGATAAACGAAGTAATAGATAGACAATTCAGAGAATTATAATGTCAAGTCAATTAAAAACTGAAGATAAATTAAAAATACTAAAAGGTAAAACAAAGATAGTAGGCGGTAAACCATACGAAAATGGTCACTGGGGTACTATTGCTAGTAAAGATCGTGTATTGGTTGAATTATTAGATTTATCAGATACTTTAATTGATTATAAAGATTTTAGTATAGCTCAAGCAGGTATTGAAATTGTAGACGATAAATTAAAATTAAAACCAGGTTCTCATTTATCTGCATTTGGTTTTGAAACAGGTCAATTTAAAATACGATATAGGTTTATAAGAAACTTAGCTGGAAGTGAAGATGTTGCATTAATAAGAACTAAATCAGGTTTTGAAGGTAATATATATTCTATAAATGATGATGCGAGTAACATTTATATAACAGATGAAAAAAGGATTTATGCTGGAACAGAAGATGAGTATAGTCAAAATCCTGATGGTGCTGAGCAATTATTTTTAAATAATTTTAAATATGAAGTAGACACCATATCAGCTGACAGAAAAGAAATTAGATTAAAAGCTAAAAAAATTAGTGATGAAAATTTTAATGGTTATAATTACAATACGGATTTTTTAAAATTACAAGAATCTACAAAAATTGATAATATTTCTACTCAAATAGAATTTATTGGTTACAATGTTACTTATAATGCTGGTGCTACAGGGCCTCCTAATTTTGATTTAAATGACAGTTTACATTTACAGATTACACCTACTGATGGTGGGTTTTCTTTTACTGATAATTTACGTTTAGGTACAATAACACTTCCTAATGCATTCAGAGTTGGAACAGATGTCACTACTGTTCGTACACAAGAAAATATAATGCCTAATGAAGATTTTGAGAGAATTTCAATTGATTTGACTACAGGAGAACCAAAAGATATTAGTGGGCTTGGATGGGATCCAAGTTTACATAACGATGCTATAGAGGTTAAAGAATGGTCTACTGGTTATATAGGTCATTATAGTGGTACTTGGGGAGGAAGTGCTCATATAGGAACTCATGCAAAATTCGTCAAAGGAGAAGGAAAGGGTGGTGGAAATTGCTTAAAATTTATAGACCAAAATGATGCTTATGTAAATATAGATGAGTGGCCTACAACAGATCAATATCGTACATTGGAAGTCTCACATATGTTCACTAATTTAAATTCTTTTGGTGCTAAACCTTTAGATATAATGAATTTAGAAATGGACATTAAAAGTACTGTTGCTGGTAAGGGTGTATCTATAAGAATAATATATCCGAGTGGTCTTTTTGTGGAAGAAATACCGACAAGTCCACCAGAAGGATATTGGGATCCTTTAAATCCTACTGCTCCTACGGAAACTATGCCTACTGATCCTCCAGAGGGATATGTTGAAAATACTGCTGGTGAGGCTCAGCAAATAGAATCACAGCCACCAAACAAATTAAGTGATATTCTAACGGCTTATAATTTAACATTTGCAGATTTGGCTGTAGGTGATACTAGTGAATTTTGGGGAGGAGCTGGTGTTTGGGTAATAACTCAAACTACTGAAGGTAATGATCCAGTATATACTTGGCAACCAAATTTAATTTCGGAAACATATACTAAAATAAATACTATTAGTGACGGTGAAGAATGGCAGTGGGATGGATATGGTAGTTGGAATGCAATAAATGCTACAGATAATCCAAGTGCTCCTGCAGGAACTGTAAATGCTGGAGAATATCCTTTTTCAAATATAGTAAATACACACCCGTATGCTTTACCAGGAAATGGTGAGCCTATATTTTCAAGAGAAACTTTTCCTGGTCAAAATAAAGGGTGGCAAACTGGAACTGTAATTGATGATGGGGATACCGCATTTGCTGATTACGGACTTATACCTACAGTTGGCTCAAACGCTTTTATTCTCTTAAAAGACGATTTAGTTTGGGCATGTACTCAGCAAAAGTACACCACAGATTATAAATACATTTATATGTTTACAATAGATCAAATGTTGCCAGCTATACGAAATCAACTTGTTTCAGATGGTTCTTCAGAAGATAGTACTCATTCTGTATATAATGATATATTTAAACAAGGTTACATACAAAGTATTACACGAACAAAAAATTTAGGAACAGATAGTGAAAATGATGATAAAACTCGAGCAAACTATTTTGTTGTATTTTATAATGACGGAAGAGGAACTGATAAGTCTAATAAAGTTTTTATGGTTGATATGGCTAGTCCTAATACATTTATAAATCCAGGTCATGGTCATGATAAAGTGGTTCATTTAAAAGATTTAGATTCTGGACTTAATGATCTTGTAATGGAAAGTGGTGGTGAGATGGAGTGGTCTTACAATGGTGAAAAAATGAGTGGTGGTGCGTGGGATCATTATTGTATAGTAAAAGGTACTAACAGATTATTTAAGCTTACTGATGGTGATGGTGATTTTTTTGAAAAAAGAGAAGATACGGGAGATTCTTGGTTAAATTCAGCAGATGATGATAATGGAACAATAGATTTTAGTGTTGAATTTTCTGGAATTGATGGTAATTATTTAGATGTTTGGTTTCCAGCAAGACACGCTTCATCCCATTGGTCATTTTGGAGCGGTATACATAACCAAACAGATTATATTAAAATGAAAAATCCACCTGACCAAGGTATAACAGAAAGAATTAATATAGATGAATTTGCTTATGGTTTAGGTGAATTTGCAACTGCGGGAGCTCCTATACCAACAGGAGTTAGAGATCCAGGTGCTGATAATTATGGTTATCCACCAGAAGATAATCCTGACGGAAGAGTTGGTAATAGTTCTGGATTCAAAGGTTTAGATGCTCCTATTTACGATGATGGTACAGCAATTTATAGTTATGATGATAATCCTAAAAAAGAAGGAACTATGAGTGAAGGAGAACAATGGAAATGGAACGGAGATGAGTGGATTTCAATCGGTGGTGCTCCTGATTATACTTACAGTAGTGTTTATGCCACTATGTATGCTAGTAATGCTGGTGGATGGGATAGATATTCTACTGAAGTTACAATACCTGAAAACTGGGATGTTACAGGTCCGTGGAGATTTGCAATAAGAGGACATAAAGTTGGGCTTACTGGCAATATAGGTGGTGTTACTTGGGTTGATAATTTATATGCTGATTTTACCTTAACAGATCAAACTGTTGAGACTCCTATTTATAGAGATTATACAGCTAAAATAGTCAATGTTATTGATAATCAAATTATAGAAGTAAATAGAACATATTTAGATGCTGCACAACAATTAACAAATGAAGATCCTGGATTATCTGTTGCAAATTTAGAAAATTCAAATCCTGTTTCATTTGATAATTTTAAAATAAGTTACTTAGTTTACAACCCATACGATTTGAGAACATATATTAAAATGAACAATCAAATGTTTTTGACTACGAATTTTAAAAAAGATAAAACAAGTAACAACTATCCATTTTCAGTAGTTTATAAGCTATATGAAGAACTTCCACAACAAATAAAAAGAAATGATGAAGTTACTGTTGTTAAAGAAATGGCTGATCCTGTTAGTGAAAATGTTAAAATAATAGATTTTGTAGATACAGAAGTTAGTGATATAGTTTTAAAAACTCCAGACTTATCTAATGTTGAGAGTCCAGTACAAAGAAGAGCAACTAATTACAAAACAAAAAGCGATGTATTGACATCAGATACCGAAGTATCAAATGCTTTAAGAAATGAATTTTTAAGTCAAAGTATGGATAGTGCTGAGATTAATGTAGACTATTCTAGATTTGAAAATTTTATAAATTTTAGTTCTGTTAAAAGAAGAATAGAAAACTTTAGATATAAAGTTCAACAAATAGAAGCTCAAAAAGTTATTAGTGCTTCTTATGTAGGTGTTAGTGGTTCTAACTCTGATTTAAAAAAGGCTCTAAATACCATTAATGAGTATAAAACTGGATTCGATGACTTTGAAAAGTATATGTATTTTCAAAGCTCTTCATATGTTACAAGTTCTTTAGGAGAATTTTATGATAATGCGTGGCCTAAAGAAAGTGGAGACGGTACTGTTGGTAACGAATATGTTTTGTCTAGTACAACATCAAATAAAGCTAAAAGTTGGTATAGTGAACAAATATCAAGTGCTTCTATATATGATTTAGAAAATTTAAATAAACTAAGTGATATTTTACCAGAACATATAAAGATTAATTCTTCAAATGAGGATTATTTAAAAATGACAGATATGTTTGGTCATCATTTTGATAATATTTGGGTATACATAAAAGCTTTAGGTGATACATACGATAGAAGAGAAAAACTTACAGAAGGTATCTCTAAAGATTTATTAGAAAGTGTAGGTAAATCTTTAGGCTGGGAATTAGATGATGGAAAATCAAACATATCATTATCTAGATTTGCTTTAGGAAAAGAAGTTACTGGCTCATCATATTCTAATTATTCTACAAAATCAGAAAAGGATATTTCAAGAGAAATTTGGAGCCGTATAATAAATAACATGCCTTTCTTTTTAAAAAATAAAGGAACTATTAGAGCTATAAGAGGATTAATAAGTATTTATGGTATACCATCAACGATACTCAGAGTAAAAGAATATGGGGGTCCTAATTTACCAGACGATGCAACTCCACAATTTGAAATTAATAGAAAATTTACTAAAGCTTTAGGATTTAGAGGATCTCAATCTGTAAAAACTGCTTGGTCTGATGATGTGAGTAGCGGTAGAAAACCTGATACGATTGAATTTAGATTTAAATCGCCTACAGGTTCTAATCAAATATTAGTAGAAAAAGCATCAATTATTCCCAATGTATCTTCTAGCTTCTACATTAAACTAAAAGATAATAATTTGCCTGATAATTATGGTCATGTAGCATTTCAAATAAGTGGTTCTGATGGTATGAAGGAAATAACATCTTCTAATTTACCAGTATATGACAATGATTTTTATTCTGTTATGGTTCGTAGAGTTTCTGGCAGCGATAATCATTATGTAACACAATCTTTTGAATTATCTGTCGGTAAATATGATGCGGGTAGAAGTAAAATACATCTATACTCCACATCAACATTAACTATGCCAGGTGATTTAAATGCCGATTCAGCATCTTACAATCTTAATTGGGAAAATGATGGTGAAATATACATAGGTGGTAGCGGAAGTATTGAAGTAACATCTACGATAGGTGCTCAATTTAGTGGTTCTCTAATGGAATATAGACATTGGACAGAACCATTAAACACAGGTTCGTTTAAAAATCATATAGCTAATCCAAAAGCTTATAACGGAAATTCACTATCATCATCGTATGAAAATTTAGTTCTGCGCTATTCCTTTGATGATAATTTAGATTTAAGTACAGATATAGATGGTATTCGTGATATAAGTGCTAATCAAACAACTACATACTCAGGATCTCATAGTGGGTTTACGGGTAACTTTTTTGGAAATGTTGAAGATCAAACAAAATCATTTGTACCAAGTATAGGTGCTTTAAGAAGAGTTACAAATAAAATTAGAATTGAACCTAATAAACACATACCAGGTACAATATTAAGTGCAAATAGTAGAGCTACAATGGGTTCATATGATACTTCACCAGTAGATTCTAATAAAATTGGTGTTTACTTTGCTCCTACTGATGTAATCAATACTGATATAATAGAATCAGTAGCTGATTTAAACTTTGACAATTACTTAGGTGATCCAAGAGATGTTCAGAAATTAGAATATAGAGGATTGAAAAATGTTGCTAATAATTATTGGAAAAAGTATACAGGTAAAAATGATTTTTGGGATTATATTAGGTTAATAAAATACTACGACCAATCCATTTTCCCACAGGTTAGAAAAATGATACCTGCTAGAGCAAAAGCTAATCTGGGAATATTAGTAGAACCTAATATATTTGAAAGACCTAAAGTAATTATAGGAAAAGATCCTGTTGTGGAAACTCCTATTTACAGAGATACCATAAAGATTATGGATGATTTTGTTGAAGTTACTTCTTCTTATAATCATGACAGACACATAGTTACAGATTATGATGCATATAACTCAACAATAAATCTTTATCGTATAGATAGTGGTAGTGCTACTGTTTCAATGAGTGCTGCTTACAAAACTTACGAAGGTAATGTAACTGGCTTTAAGGATGAAGTATATAAAAATACGATATGGCAGAGAATAGGTGAAGAAGGAGCTTACAAATCAGGATCAGTTACAACTGGTGATGTAAAATTTGCAGAAGTATTACAGCCTATTATTAGTGGGTCTAGAATTTATGGTAATAATCAAAAATTAAGAAAAATTTATAATACTTATGCTAATGCGGTAAATGGTATTGCTGACTCTTCTACATACTACAATGTTGATATAGATAATTTAGTAGAACATTGTACAGCAAAATTTAATTCTTATTATGCAGGAGTTAAAAATACAAAACTAACCACATTTGATGGTGGACCTCCAATTGAAGTTACTATTACATCACCAACACGATTGGTTAAGAGTAAAGGTGGAGCATCATCATTAGATACTGGCGAAGGTAAAGTTGCTAAATTTTTACCAAAGAAAAAGAAGAAGAAAAAGGGTGGATTTTTCCAAAAATCTTTTGCTAAAACAAAACCTTCTACTCTTCAAAAAGCTATAAAACAGGCAGAAGAAGATAAGGGCGATTTTCTAACATTTGGAGAAACTATGAAAGTAGTTAATAAATTTAACAAAAATAATAATATTAAAAATAAGAAAAAGAAGAAATAGTTTTTTATTTACGAAAAACTTAAATTGATTATATTTATATATGAATCAAAATTTAAAATCCAAACAATACATTTAGGAGTTTTTTATGGGATTTCTCAACAACACTACAGTAACCGTAGATGCTATATTAACTAAGAAAGGTCGAGAGTTATTAGCACAGGGTTCAAACGCTTTCAATATAACAAAATTTGCATTAGCTGATGATGAAGTAGATTACAAACTATTTGATGTTACTCATCCTAATGGTTCAGAACAATATGGTAATGTTATTGAAAATATGCCATTACTTGAAGCATTTGCAGATGAAAATCATGTGATGAGATATAAGTTGGTTACATTACCAAAAAATACTCAAAAAATGCCTATACTCACAGTACAGCCAGGAACTATACATTTTACTGCTGGTGCTGGATTAGTTCAACCAGCAATTACAGTATCACCAACTACTGCTAATGTTTCAGATCAATCGTATACTTTTATTTTACACGATAGAACTGTTGCTAGAATGCAAGTTGGAGCTCCTGCTGGTGGACAGGGTGGTGGTGGAGCTACTACTCCATTTTTCTTAGGTGAGGATGATGCTCCAAATAGTAAAACTTTAGTAGCAGCTTCTGTAAAGGTTTTGGTAAAACCATTACAAGCTTCAAGCGGAACATCATCAAAAAGTACTCAATTAACAGTAGTAGGAAACGATACGGGTGCTACAACTTCAATTACAGTTAAAAATAGTGTAATTTTAGGTACGGCTATGGATCCGTCAATATTTGGATAGGAGTTAAAATATGGCTATTTATAAAGAATTCGACATACAACCACAGAGCAGTGCAGAATCTGGTGATGTTATAACTAATATAAAAGATATTGTATCTTCAGGTATGTGGGCAAATGGTGCTGCTTCTATAACTACATTTTTCACACAATCTGCACAGAGTTCTAGTAATGGTGATTACTACTTAGATGTGTACTCATCTAATCCAGCTACTGATGCACAAGCTAAACCACAATTTTCTATTGCTTATGCTCATTTTAATGGAAGTGGTTCAAAAGGAAGAATGGGTATTACTGGTAACAGAGCAGCTGCTAGTATATACAGACAACTTTCACAAACTCTTTTAGGACCAGGAGAAGATAAGTTTACATTTGCAGGAACTGGAAATGACGGCGGTGTTGGTTTAGGTAGCGGTGATACCACTACTACACCACCTTATATATATGCTATATCTGTAAGTAGACAACAACTTCGTGAAAAGATGGATCCAGGTAATTGGGAATTACATTTATCAGGAAGTGGTCCTTTATTAGGTGCTCAAAATACAATTAAATTAATTGACGATAGTGGGGCTACAACAAATCCTGCAGTAAATCAAGGTGGTAGAGTATTCAATATTGTTAGTGGCTCTATAGCAACTGGTGTTGCAGATATAAAATATAGTGCTACTGCACAACCAGGTGGTGCTTATGGATTATTTTATCCTGATTTAGGATTATTAATTTTTAACGGTCCTGTTTTAAATGCATCAGCTTCTTTGGGAACTGTTGTAACTTCTAATGTTCTTGGTGGTAATAATGATAAATTTTTTGCAGCTATTAGTTCTTCAGTAGTAAGTCCAAAATTTCAATCTCGTAGAGAGGAAGTAATTACATCTCAACATTATTTCTGTAGAGTACCTAATAAAGAATTTAACTTTAGTTCTAACCCGACATTTGCTACGGCTTCTGATGGTTCATTTACTCAAGCGACTTTCTTTAAGAATCCAAAAACATTTATAACACAGGTTGGACTATATAATGACGCTGGTGAATTACTTGCAGTTGCGAAACTAAGTAAACCTCTATTGAAATCTTATTCAAGGGAAGCTATTATCAAAGTTAAATTAGACTTCTAATTTCGGGAGACAATAGTCATGTTTAAGAGACTAGACCCAACCGATGTAGACAAAACTCCATTTAAAGTATATAAAGAGTTTACTGTTACCAATAACGACAGCGGTAGTGGTGTATATAATTTTAGAGCTATAAGTGGAAGCCGTCTTAATTTTATGACATCAAGTGCTGATGTAAAACACTACCCATCTGCTTCATTTTATTCGTTACCATCTTACTTTATGATAAACAATAGATATTACAGACAAACAAAACCTGGTGTTAGAAGAACAGTCGTAAATCCTTATAATAATTTTGCATCAAATAATCCCGATCAATATAGAATGCTACACCAATCAGCTTCTATAATTGCAATAAGTAAAACTATGTATGGTGAAAGAATGAAACCTAATTCCATAAGGTTAATAGATGATAGCACTTCTGATACTGTAACGATGGTTGATGATGGGAAGGGTAATCTTTATGATTTAAGTGTATCTTCTAGTTTTGCTAAATTTGCAAGTCATAGTTTCAGCGATGATTATAAGATAGATGAAACAGGTAGTTTTGCAGGTAATATTTTTTATGAAGAGGGGGTTTTAGTAATAACAAATACAGGATCAAAATTTGTAGATGTTGGAACTAAAGTTGGTACTGATGGATTTTCTTTAGAATATAAAGCTCAAATAACATTAAATGAATATTCATATACTTGTATTGTTGGTGAAAATGAATTTAACTCATCTACTAATATATCTACTACATTTCAGAGAAGTGGTAGTATAAATGTTTCAGGTTCTGATAGCTGGAGATTCTTTCCACCTGGTGACGCAGCAAATAAATCTGGTTCATACAAACATTCATACGAACAGGCTACTAGATATGAAGCATTCACAACACATTCAGAGTTTCAACCTTATATTACTAAGATAGGATTGTACAATGATTTTGATGAATTAATTGCTATTGGACAATTATCTGCTCCAATAAAAAACGATAGAGATTTGGCATTAGGTTTCGTAGTGAGGTTTGATGCGTAATGGGTAAGTTTAAGAAAATGATGGAAGTATCCTCTAATATTGGTGGGTATGGTGCTGACGATGGTGAACCAGATACAGGATTTATCAGAGGAAATAAAAAAAGAACTTTGGGTACATTGGCTGGTAAACCTGAACCTTGGTTTGAAAGGGGTGGATATGAGCAAGTAAATTTTCCTAAAGCTGATTACATTTATGGTAAGGGTGAAGAAGAAGATTTTGCTGTAAAGAAAACTGCTTATATAGCACAGATAGATAAAGATTTTGAAGCACATTTTGAAAAATGGGAAGAGTGGATTCCTGATGAAGATTTTGAAGAACAAAATACACTTAAAGAAACAGGTTATAAAAAAGCTATGAAAAATATATTATTGGAAAGAATGGATTATTTAGAAACTGCTAAACAATTAGTTAAGAAATATAATTTAAAATCCAAAGTAAAGATTGGTACTGGCAAAAACTTCGGAGAGTATATTCCTGAAACGGATACCATTACATTAAGACCATCTTATAAATCAGTTAAAGAATTCTTAATGACTGTATTACACGAAATACAACATGCTTTAGATGCTGATAGATTAGGAGTGAGAAAGTATATTAAAAAATATACACAGGCTGGTACGATGGCTAATTATCATGGATTAGATCCACATGATGATAATAAGTGGGAAGAGAAGGCAGAAAGGTTTGCAGAAAAAGAAGTAAAAAAATATTTGAATAATAAATAATTTCTTTATATATATTATTAATGTTGACATTTAATTTGGTTATAAAAAATTCTAAAGGTTTTTTAATAAACTATTTTTGCCCTGAATTACATAATCTCAATTAAATATTAACAAGTAAACAAGTAACAAGTACTAAGTATGAAATCAAGAAGTGCCAAGAATAAAGGCAAAAGACTTCAGAACTCTGTAAGAGATCTTTTGTTAGAAACATTCAATCAGTTAGAACCCGATGACATTCGTTCAGCAATTATGGGAGAATCTGGAGAAGATATTAAGTTATCACCAGCAGCTCGAAAACTCATTCCTTATTCATTTGAATGTAAGAATCAAGAAAAATTAAATATATGGGATTCATTAAACCAAGCCGAAGAAAATAGTGGTGATTACAGTCCTGTTTTGATATTTAAAAGAAACAGAAGTAAAACATACGCTGTACTTAATATTGAAAAATTTATAGAGCTGATAAATGAAAATAGTAAATCTACTAAATAGAGTAATAGGAAATCACGGTAGACGATTAAAGAAAGCCGATGAATATATGTATTGGTCTCCTTTCACTTCACATCATAAACCAAAATTACAGATTAATATAAAAACTGGTAAGTGGCATTGTTGGGTATCCAATCAAGGTGGACACAATCTCTTTCAATTACTCAAAAAACTAAAAGCCAGTAGAGAACAATTTACAGAGTTAGGTGATATAGTAGGTAAACCCTCTAA